GAAGATGAGGAAGTCTATGTTACAGAAGATGTTTCTGATATCTTCAAAACAGCTATAAAACGAAAACAGCGTGGTATACTTCCTGATGTGCCATACGAAACAGTTGAAAATGAAACAGTTGAAATTTTGGGTATAACTCATAGAAATATGACTCCTGAACCAGCTCAGATGTATAAACCAACTCCATTCTATAAATTAGCATTAAAATTTAATTTAGATCATAAATTACCTGTTAATTTTAATATGAAAGATTGCCCACAAGAGCAAAAAGATATGATGGTTTTAGATCGTTTGGGACAACCAAACCCTAGAATTACTCAATCTTTAAAATGGGCACATAAAGATTATTCACCTGATTATGAATTAAGAAAATATGTTAAAGAACAATATATGTGTAATATAATGGAATATTATGCTGGATGTAACCTTTTAACTGAAGAACAAATTTTACGAGGTTATGGTCCTAATCATAGATTATATGGAGCACTTGGTGGAATGGAAATTGATTCATCTATAGGATGGACAATGAAAGAATTATATCGAGTAACTAAAAAGAGTGATGTTATAAATTTAGATTCAAATGGTAATTATTCTTTTCTTAACAATGAAGCTGCTCAATATACACAAGAGCTTTTAAAGATTTCTATGGAACAAGCACATAATGGTCAACGCTATTATACTGCTTTTAATGAGTTAATGAAAATGGAAAAATTAAAACCTTCGAAAAATTTTATCCCTAGAACTTTTACTGCTCAAGATTTAAATGGAGTTCTTATGGAACGTTGGATTCTTGGTGAGTTCACAGCTCGTGCACTTGCTTGGGATGAAAATTGTGCTGTAGGATGTAATCCATATGCAACATTTCATAAATTTGCTACAAAATTCTTTAAATTTAAAAATTTCTTTTCTTGTGATTATAAAAATTTTGATAGAACAATTCCAAAATGTGTTTTTGAAGATTTTAGAGATATGCTTATTCAAGCTAATCCTCATATGAAAAATGAAATTTATGCTTGTTTCCAAACAATAATCGATCGTATACAAGTGAGTGGAAATTCAATCTTACTTGTACATGGTGGTATGCCTTCAGGATGTGTACCAACTGCTCCATTAAATTCTAAAGTTAATGATATAATGATCTATACAGCTTATGTTAATATATTAAGACGTGCTGATAGAGGTGATATAACTTCTTATCGTTACTATAGAGATTTAGTTTGTAGATTATTTTATGGAGATGATGTTATTATAGCAGTTGATGATTCAATTGCTGACATCTTTAATTGTCAAACACTTTCTGAAGAAATGAAAATCTTATTTGGTATGAATATGACTGATGGTTCTAAAAGCGATATTATTCCAAAATTCGAAACTATTGAAACATTATCTTTTATATCTAGATTTTTCCGACCACTTAAACATCAAGAAAATTTTATAGTTGGTGCTTTAAAGAAAATTTCCATTCAGACTCATTTTTATTATGCAACTGATGACACTCCTGAACATTTCGGTCAAGTATTTAAAACAATTCAGGAAGAAGCTGCATTATGGGAAGAAGAATATTTCAATAAAATTCAG